GGGGGCGGAGGATTGGTTTGGTTTTTTCCCGCTTCATATTTTGGCGCAACTACTACAATCACTATAGGAAATGGTGGAGCTGGTGGTGTTGCTCAAACAGTCAACGCAACAGATGGTAATGCTGGAAGTATTGGAGGACTTTCGATTGTAGGAAATATATCTCCACTTGCTAGTACGGGGGTTGTAGACGTAGGCGGTACGACCACAACAGCTGCAGGAGGAACGGGTACTTCTTGGAACACATTTTCTGTAAATGCTCCTTATAATTATAGTGTTAATGCTTCTGTAGGAGGATCTCTCGGATCAAATACTACAGGAACTGATGGAGCTAACCTACAGATTTTTGTAAATAGCGCTAACTCTATCCAATATGCTCCTACTGGTGGGGGCGGAGGATCTGGTGCAGATACTGGAACAGCAAGACAGGCAGGGGTAGGTGGTAATATTCTGAACGGTAACCTTACTACACTAGTTGCAGGTGGCGCAGGTGGGATTAGGACCGGTACTATAGCTGGTCAACCAGGGGCTGTTGGTCTTGTAACTGGTGGTACGATTACCGGAGGCGCTGGTGGTGGTGGAGGGGGCGGAGGCTCTACTGTCGGAGGTATTGGTGGAGTTGGAGGCGTTCCTGGAGGTGGGGGCGGAGGTGGCGGAGGTGGAATCACCAACAACAACTCAGGAGCTGGCGGCGCAGGTGGAAAAGGCATGGTTATTATCATTGAATACACATAGGAGAATATATGGCAGACTTTGTAATTGTAAATAACGAGACTAAGAAAGTGGTCAACATCATCGTATGGGAAGGCGCCGAGTGGCTCCCGCCTAGAGATCATCTTGTGATCGAATCAGATGCCCAAATAGGGGATATCTACGATCCTGAGACAAAAACATTTTCAAAACCCAGGTAAATAAAAATGCCTACACCTGCCAATAGCATCAACGAAGCAACCACAGGAATCGTAGGATTTACCGGAACTGCATTTACTGCGACTGCTGTAACAAATCATGCAGTGATCATTGGGGGTTCAACTTCTAGCACTCTGACTAATCTTGGGCCGACTGCTACGGCGGGGCAGGTCCTACAATCAGGAGGTGCAGCAGCCGATCCAGCTTTTAGCACTGCAACTTTTCCAGCAACCGCAACCGGAACAGGAACGATCCTAAGAGCAGATGGGACAAACTGGGTAGCGACAACGTCAACCTATCCCAATACGAACGCAGTGAGCACGTTACTTTACGCTTCAAGCGCAAACGTTATGGCTGCCCTAGCAACAGGTAACAATGGACTTCTTGTAACCGGTAACACTGGCATACCTTCCATACTTGCCGGTCCAGGAACGACAGGCCAAGTCCTCCAGGCTAATGCCGCAGCTGCACCGAGTTACTCTACAGCTACCTATCCCAGCGTTGGAACAGGAACTGGAACCATTTTGCGCGCAGATGGCACGAATTGGGTGGCTACTACTGCAACCTATCCCGCTACAACAACTGCTAGTCAGCTCCTATATTCTAGCGCAACAAGTGTAGTTGGTGGATTAACAACGGCAAACAACGGGATGTTGGTTACCAGCTCTGCCGGCGTCCCTTCGATTTTGGCAGGTCCAGGGACGACAGGAAACATCTTACAATCCAACGCGGCAGCCGCTCCCTCCTTCTCAACGGCCACTTATCCCGCTATTGCTACAGGAACAGGAACTCTGCTAAGAGCAGATGGGACTAATTGGGTAGCCACAACAAGCACTTATCCTAACACTAATGCTGTAAGCACATTACTTTATGCCTCTGCCTCGAACGTCATGAGTGCTTTAGCGACAGCAAACAATGGCCTTTATGTTACTGGAAATACTGGAATCCCTTCTATATTGGCTGGGCCTGGCACGACAGGGAATATGTTACAGGCTAACGCTGCGGCGGCTCCAAGTTATTCTACATCTACATATCCTGCAACTAATGCCGTAAGCACCTTATTATATGCTTCCTCATCTAACGTTATGGCCGCTCTCGCAACAGGTAACGATGGAGTATTGATTACTTCTCATACCGGTGTTCCTTCCTGGCTTGCTGGAGGAACTACAGGTCAAATTTTAACAGCTACAACAAACTCCCCACCAACATGGGCTGCCGCAGCTGCTAGTCTAACATGGACTGTCATTACAGCGAATCAATCGGCAGTAGCAGCTAATGGCTATATCTGCAACAAGGCTGGCTTATTGGCTCTAACACTACCTGCCTCAGGAGCTATAGGAGACATTATCGAAGTCACCGGAATCAATACAGCGCTTGGATGGAGTATAGCTCAGAATGCTAACCAACAGATCTTCTTCGGCACATCTTCAACAACGGTAGGTGTTACAGGATCGATTGCAAGCGTAAATATTCGTGATTCCATAAAAATAGTCTGTGTAGTATCTGGGGCTAGCACAGTTTGGAACGTAACAAGTGCAATTGGTAACGTTACGGTAACATAATGGCTCTACAAAATACAACGAACTCAAAAAATTCTTTCCTACAATTTGTTAGCGCTTCTACGGCTACGGTGGCTACTTGCTCTACAGCTATGCCAGCCGATGATACGATACCACAAAAAACAGAAGGGGATGAAATTGTTACGGTAAGTATAACACCAAAATCAGCTACTTCTGTATTGCAAATTCAATATACTGGATTTGTGACAAAAGATTCTACTACCGGAACAATTCAAGTTGGTCTTTTCCAAGACACCACAGCCAACGCCTTAACTGCTAAATCTTTTGCAATTACAACCTTACAAGATAGGTCTGTTAATATTTTGTATACAATGACTTCAGGGACAACCAGCTCAACCACATTTAAGATTAGGATAGGACCAGGAGCAAATAGTGCTTATACAAACGCAAATGATGCTGGGACAAGATTATATGGTGGTGTAGCTTTTTCATTAATAACCATAATTGAGCACTTATGACGCAAAATTCTATAAATACATCAAATGTCTTGCTTCAGAGTGTTTCGACATCCACAGCTGCTGTAATCAATTGTAGTACAACAATACCAGACGATAACACAATTCCTCAGCAATCTACGGAGGGAACTGCTGTTTTAAGCCTTAGTATAACACCAAATTCAACGACAACGATACTTGAAATCTTATTTTCAAGTATCGGAACAAAAGATGGAACTGGAGATGCTTCACAGACTGCTCTATTCCAAGATTCAACAGAAAATGCAATTGCAGCAACAGATTATGATGTTAATGCGGCTAGATCAAACACATGCTACCTAAGGCATATTATAACCTCAGGGACAACGAGCTCAACAACATTTAAAATAAAAGTAGGATGTGGCGTTGGCACTTTTTATATAAATGGCGACACTTCAGGAGGTAGATTAATGGGTGGTGTATCTAATACATGTCTCGTAATAAATGAGTATTTAGTATGACACAAAACAATATAAATACAGGATCTAGAATCCTTCAAAGACTTTCTGTTTCTACAGCATCTATTATCACAGGAAATGTAACAACTCCTGCTGATGATACGATCCCTCAACTCTCAGAATCTGTTTCAATTGTAACATTAGCAATAACTCCAAAATCGGCAGTATCGACACTTTTGATAGAGTTAACTTGTAAGACTTCAGTTCATGCAACTACTACTTCTGGGACAGTGGCACTTTTCCAAGACTCTACAGCTAACGCTTTAACTGCTATGTATCGCAGAGGATTTGGTGACAATATCTTACGATACGTAATGACTTCAGGGACAATCAGCTCAACCACATTTAAGGCGCAGGTTGGACGTGTTGGAGGAACTGCATGTTATATAAACTCTGATACAGTAGGAGGAGGTCTAATGGGTGGCGTGATGTATGCGTGGTTAACGATTATTGAAATCTTATAAGGAGACTATATGCCGCTAGATAAATCTAAGTCAAAAGCTGCTGTCAGCAAAAACATCAAGACAGAAATGGAACATGGGAAACCTCAGAAACAGGCTATTGCCATAGCCATGAGCGTTGCCGGCAAATCAAAGAAGAAAAAGGGCCGCTAATCACTTAGCAGCCCTTTTTTCAAGGCGACGTGCGATAAGGGTCATATTGTATATATCGATCTTCCCTAGTTTCTAGGAAGTCGAAAAATGTTTTGGCAAGCTCCCAGTCTAACGTGTGAATGACATAGTAGCTACTTTCGTCATCCTCATGATCATTCCTCAAGATCTGCGCTGTATAGTACCCATTGCTTGAGCCATAGAGTACTATTCGAACATTGCTTGAGACGATCTTTTTCTCATCACACAGAGTAAGCTCCTCATCATAATTGAATCGGAACTCCTCTGGGATATCACTCATCAATATCGGGCTCAGGCTGACCATCGACGTTATCAACACAGGGACTGCTATCATCTAAAACCTCTGGTATTTCTTTGACCTCTACGGTCTTTTTTTCTTTAGGGATTTTGAACTTATACCCCTTCAGTGGCTCCAAGTATGCTTTTTTGTGCCATTTAATCCAAGGGAAATATTTCTTTGTGAAATCATATTTCAGATGGATATAGCTCAAAACATGCTCCCCATCAGCGCTTAAACGGGCTTTGTAGGCCACATAATGCTGCGAGGGGAATAGCAGACACAAAACGATTCTCCGATTGGGATGGATCATTACCTGCTCAACGATTGCATGCTCGGCGTCAATCACCTTGGCTAGGTCAGTCCTCCAACCTTCCCCTCCGTGGGCTTGTAGGGTGCACAATAGGGCTAGAGCGAAGAAAAATGTTCTCATAGGTCCTCCTTTTTTCCTCACAATCTAGAACACAGAGAATTTTTACACAAGAAAAACCTCGGTCTGCTACAGTCGATCTATGAGGTATCAAATGGATAAAGTCTATTTCGCCATTCGTCTAATTGCCCTTACAATGGGCCTTGCGGCCTGTTCCGGGCTCAATCAAGAAAGCATAGCCCAAGACGTCGAGCTCCTCGAAGAGATCAGCGAGGATGTCGTGGAATTCATGCATAGCGAGCCTGTAGAGCCGAAACCGGTCAAAGATCGATTGCTGAAAAACCCCCGGATGCACGACAAGGTCATAAACTTAAATTACGAGGTCGGTAAAAAATCTTCCGTGTGCCTCGCATAGAGAGAGCGCAATCCTTGCAAATTAGAATGTCAATAGCGATGCTATGAGTTTTCCGGTATGCTTTGCAAAATTCTTTTATGACAAGATCATGCTCGAAGTAAAAATCGAATATTTGGTCACAAATATGGCATCCTATCATCAGAATCCTTTCATGGCTTTATGGATACGGACCACTCTAAAATCTTTTATGCTCATGATAATGCAAACTCCATTTTTCCTTGACACATAGCCTGTTTCAACATAAACAGCTCGTGACGCACTTCATCGACCTCTTTTTTAACCTCGCCCACCTTAGCAAAAACGGCTCTTCGGCTTTTTGCCTGTTCCTCTTTATAAGGAGTCATGGCGGTGTTTATCCTGTAATTTAGATCTTCCATAAATGGAAGTTCAAGCTGGATTGCTGTCATTTAAGCCACCTTCTTATGATTTCTTTCTTCTTGAAGCATGCAACATTCTTTCATGTGCAAAATAGTCTCTACAGATACGAGTCGTTTATCAAGGCTGTCGATCTTGTTTTCTACCTTATCAAGACGTTTTCCTAAATTGTTCCAAATAAATCCTAATGAAGAGATTATGAGCGTGGTTTGAATTCCCATTGCCCACATAATCACCTGTACGATTCTCCAAGTATTTTCATCCATATCTTCTCCTAAGTTTTCGATACTCTATAAAATTTCACGGCATCTTTCCTGAACTCTTCGAGATTCCTACCTCTAAGCTCTGGAATAGCCTTATAATCGATGCTTCCGGCTCTACCGGTAACGACGATCTTTACCCCACCACCGACCGTGTTTCTCTCTCCCGCGTCTATAATCAACTTCTCTCTAGCTTCTTTTTCTTTTCGGTCCCAATAATCCGATTGATCCTTAGCCTCTCGCCATTCCTTGCCTAGACGAATACGCTCCGCGGTTTCATGAGGCTCTATCTCTTTCTCGAGAAGGGGAGGGGCTTCGAACTTTAAAAGTCTCTCCCAAAAGCTCTCTTCAGCCTCGTTAAGCTGATTAATATAGCGGGTATCTCTTTTTACGTCAATAGGATAACCATTTTCTCCGTCATAGAAAAAATAGACGCATCGATCAAGTCCCGATACTTCTAGCTGATGTTGAATCTGGCAATAGTGATAGTCCGGGATTACCCCTTTCTTGGCCCTTTCCAGGGCCGCTGCACCTCCCGTTTTGATTTCGAGTATGAATGTATGCTGCGGATCAATTCCGTCCAGAGAGGCCGATTGCCAGGGCCTTTTGTCATGCTCGATGCAAAGGGGGCTGAATTTACATTGTAGCATCTCCATAGCTAGGCTTCTAGCGGCCCCCTCCAATTCGTGTCCGCGATTCATTCTGGCCGTAACGAAAGGTTCCCATAAACCCAACTTATTCATGAAGAGTTGATTTGGGGTCATGAAGCCAATCCCCTGGACCGATGGCGCGTCGGATCCTCCGATATGGTGCCTACGATAGGTCAACCATTCGGGGGTATTCTGTTCAAGCGTGATCACTTTCATCATTTACCTATCTCACACCGTTTGAGGGCCATTTTATAGCTTTCCGCTTTCTCACGTTCTTGAACCGCTATGACGGCTAATGCGTGCATCGTAAGATTAATGGCGTCGCGCTCAGACAACATCTCGAGCCATTCGCTTAACCTGCTAATAGTATCTGCGACCAATTCATCGGCCCTATCCATTTGCTACCTCCTGTTTTTTCTCCGATATAGCAGAAGGTTGTTTTAGAGACGCTATTTTTGCATTCAATCGCGATTTTACCTCTTCGTAAAACGTGGTAGTGATGTCGCTCATCAAAGAGAATCCTCTTTGTTTTATCCAATCCATGCAGCCTTTTACCGTTTCAGGAGGTACCTGGGCCAGTAAAGCCTCGATGTCTAGCGCCTGTTCAACCGAGATCTTTTTATCGGTGTCAAGCCGCTTTACAGGCTGGGCTGATCGTTGAGTCGAAGGTTTTCCCCGCCCGTGAGCCGCTTCGCCATCGTCATCTTCCTCTTCATCGGAAACGATTCCTAGCATAGCTGAGAGGCTATATCTTTTAGCATATGTCATGGCTGATCCTATTGACTGGCTGTCCATTTTCATAGGGTTGAGAGGGAATTGTGACTTAATCCATTGTCCGGAAATATGGGCTAGCATTGTCACTAGGGTTAGCCTATCGCTTACAGTCTCGCAATATTGTAGCACTGAAAGTCCATTATCGGAAAGGGGAATACGGCAAGCGTCCATGCAGCTCGTGAAGTCCGCGTAACGGTTCTTGAAGTGGGGATTAACCCGGTTGAACGTGGCAGGCTTCATTTTACTCTGGGCTTTCGATAGGGCAGAAACGAGCTCATTTATGTTTTCGGTCTGGTTCATCATATCCTCCATGGTTGATGTTTGAGCCCATTATAGCACAATAGCAGGATGAGATGCAATCTTTTTCTCTTGCATAGCATTGCAAAATGCTGTATTATAATGTAAAAAGGAGGGAATATGACTCCCAATCTACGTATGGACCAATATTGCCCTATACAGCATTGCCGTATCCATACGGCTGAGGGCAAAAAAATGCTTGCTATGCAGCGAATAATGGAAAAAAATCGAACGAACTTTAAATTTGCAGAGGAGGCACTCGAATATGGATTTGAAAGAGTATTGTGCGAAAAATAAAATCAGGCTCACCACCGTAGCTAAACATCTAAAGATGGTCTACAACCATCTCTTGATGCAAGTACACGGGAAGAGAAATTTTACCTGGCAAACAGCTAAAGAGATAAGCATATTTACCGGGGGACAGGTTACTGTGGACGAACTCATGACATTTCGAATGCCTACACATTGCTCAAAATGCAAACAGCCATTGCCAAAAGTTTGAGTTACGCTGCTCACAATTTGTCGCACTTTTAGGGGATCAACGGCACGGAAATGTCCGGGCTTACATCCGCCTTCGTGCTCGGGTTCGAATCGACGACATCGGTAGCGCTTCCCTCCGTGTGGGTCATGATCACGTTGAGGGTGCATGATGATGTCATGACGAGGGCAGCGACAAGAAACATAAACGCGACGATCAGGACGATGACAGGCGTTATCAGGGCTCTAGCATCATCTAGGTCTTGGTTCATAGTCGTTCAAACTCATTTAGTATCTGCATAAGCCCCTCATACAGAAAATGCAATTTCTCGAAAAGCTCTTCGTGCGATATTTCCGAAATTTCATCTTCAGTGTAGGAAAAGATCGGATCGCCCACGACCTTCAGAAACAGCCCTTCTATGCGTCCGATGGCCCTAGCCCTATCAAATGCCGCCTCGTGATCGATGTCGTCTCTGAGGGGCAGCTCACCCTCTTCTGAGTAGCATCTCTTCTCTTCTTGCCGTTCGGACTTGAGAAACTTGCTCTTAATTTTATTCGAGATGGACCTTAAAACATCGAACATGTCCACCATTTTCTCTTTTTCGTAATCCAGCGAGCTGATCAATTCGTCTAATTCATCTTTTAACATAATGTTTTTCCATCTCTGTATGAGGGTTCATCAAATTCTATCTCTATCCTAATGCCATAAAAGCCAGTTTCCTGGACATATTCCCAGGTGATTCTTTTGTCTCCATCCGCTCTACCCCTGGCCAGCCCGGGAATCAGGAGGTCGGCTACTTCGTCTCTGACGTACTTGAAGGAGTAGATGAAAGAGTCTTCATCGAGCTTCCTAGGGCCAATTCTCGTGAGACGGACTCGACAAGGGAAGACCACATTTCGTTCCTCGTCTGCCCAAATCGAGCGAATGGCGGCGTTTGTGGCTCGTTTGTCGAAGCGTTTTTGGAATGGGTTGTTTGCGCAAATTGCATATTGTCTGCCTTTTTTTGTTGTTCTCATGACCTTTTCGCTCGACTGCGGGGAGAAGAGCTTGGTGCGTACAAATATCGTGTGTTTCATTTTTTTGCCCTCAGGAGCTCCTCTCGGACGTCCTCTTTCAATTGCGCTAGAATGCGCACAAGGCATATTTCCGTCAAGAGGGGAAGTCGCGATTTATCGCTTTCCATGCTGAAGAGGTAGCCAAAATGCAGAAGGACTTCTTTGATGGTGCGGCAGTGCTCAAACATTATTCTATTTTTTTCTCCAAGACATCCACAAATCGTTTAAGAGTAAGCTTATCGAGCTCCTTTCTTCCTTCCATTAGTTCCTTTTCCAGTTCTTCCGGTTTCATAGAACAAAGAGCTTGTAGGTGAGCGTCGATCACATTTATGATCAGCTTCTCTATAAGACCATGTAATTCTTTTTTGCTATTTCTTGCACCATAAAAATCTTCAATCATGAACGAAGATATTTCCTTGATCTCTTTTTTGCTAAATTGCATAGACTTCCTCTTGTTTTTCTTGTTTAAATATCCACTTTTTCATCTTCCAGGTGAAGATCTTACACCATGTGACCATATCTTTGATAGGTTTTCCTTGTTTTGCCTGCTCTAGAGCATACCAGCGCAGGTCTTCGATGATTTCCTGTTGGCCGACTTCAGGCAAAAGTTTGAGCTGCCAGCCATAATTATCGTAATCAAAAACCTGCATGAAGGGCTGCTTGAGCATATGCGGAAGATCTTCGAAACTCAATGGCTGTTCTTGTTTTCTTTTTTCTGTAGATTTAGGTACATCCGACGTAGTCGGCTTATGTACATGTATATCAATATCAGGAACTCCATTAGCTAGTCGGCAATTTGATCGGCAATTTCCCTCTATGGGACGTTTTGCCTGGTAGATCTTTTTCAAATCGATATTACGCATTTCTTCGTCGAAAAAGTATACGTTTGATTTGCTTCCGCGATTCATCCATCCAATTAGACCGAGCGTCCGAAAACAGGTGAGGGCATTATGAACTTGTCTAACAGAGCATTTTGCATTGAAGGCTATTCGATCTTTGGACGGAAAAACCTTATCGCAGCTCCGAAACATCCATATTAGATATTCATAAACTCGTCGGTAGATTTTTGAGAAATTCCACCAAGCATCTTGTAGGATATGTAGGAAGGGGATTTTTATCACGCATATACTTCTTTCGGGTCAAGCTTGATTTTTTCTTGCGGAGAATGTACGATTAAGATAAGCTCTTTCTCATAGCGCTTCTCGCGCTCCTGACTTTGTCAAGCTTTGGTCGGTTTATCCAAAGTCAGAATGTCCCTAATGTGACAGTCTAACTGTTAAAGGTCAACCGAAAGGTTGGCCTTTACCTTTTTATACTAAGCTACTTAGGAACCTAAGTCTTTACCGCTCAAACTCTTGAACCCAAGAAAAAAAGTTTTCCCTTGCATCAATGTTTCCTCCCTGATAAGGTCCGAATTGAGTAATTTTTTCATGAACATCCTTGGTTTATCGGGTAAGGGGAGGACTAAAAATCCTCCCCTCACTTTTTCAGTAGTCGTAACGACTATGAAACCAATCCCTCATATAGTCTAGGAGGCGTTTTTTCTCTTCAGGACAAAGCCTTGTTGAGTCCTTATCGAGAATATCCTTTTCCCAGCTCTCATAGTCATGTGGGTGCTTTTCGTAGTCCTCGATAATCTGCTCGAAGAGTACGTCACGACCCGAAACATAGGGTTCACACCAATTATCACCTGTTGCCAATGCGTCGATACCCATTTTCTTCTTCCTCCAAATCATACATACGCTCCTCGGCCATATAAATCGCGTTGTTTGTCTCTGTCAATGCAGCCTCAAGCGCATTTTGTATGCGCTTGAGGTCTTGAACCTGGTTGTAAAGCATTCCAGGAGTCATATCGACACCTCCTGGTTTATTTTCTGGCCTCTACCTAGTCCTAGGCCCTTTCCGCTCTCTTTAAAGCATTGCTCGCAGAGAAATGCCCAGCAGCCTAGGGTCGTCTTGCCGTCATACTCGGCAACGTTCTTCTGACACAGGTCGCATATGATTTGGTGTTTTTTCATGCTACAACCATCCTTTGCTGCCGCCAGTCCATCCATAAGTGCCCTTATGTTCAACATCTCCTTTTACGCGATTGAACCTATAGGCCACCGATCGATACTTACCTTCGCCACATTCAATGGCTTGGTATTGTGGCACCGCCATCGGGATGAGAATGTACAACATCACGAACACCACTAGGGCTTTTAAGATAAATTCTTTCATTTGGTCCTCCATGTTTATTTTCGTTCCTAACGCTCCGCTACAACCTGCCGGCCTTGGTGAGCCGGTCACCAGGGAGACTGGCGCGTTATAACCATAGCATAGCACGGTGCTATTATATTCCGCAAGAGAAATCTTTCAGACAATGATTTTCTCTCGTAGAATGCGTTTATGGACAGGTTATGGACATTTAGGTGCCCTTGGTGCGGGAAGGGCTGGATAACGGCTCTGAAGCGCTTTAATCGCTTCTCAGAGCATGGTGCCGACTACTCCTTCGAGTACAAGGGGGGATGCTGTTCCTACTACCCAAAAAAGAACAAAATCGTGGATGATGCGAAAAAAAGGGAGAAATCATGTACGTCGACTTTAAAGATTGGCTCTTAGAGAGCTATGAGGAGGGCTCTTTGACTAAGCAGATGCTCCTGGATGCGGCCAAATGCAGCGTTGACATGAAACGTCTGTGGGAGACCTTCTGCGAGGAAAGCGACGTCCTGGATGATGCCAAGGCTGAGACGAAAGAGCTCTTAAGGCAGATGGATGCTGTTTATGAGGTGTGAGGCCGAGTGCTAAGTTTTTTTGGCAGTATGCCGGAATTTCCGGCTAACTGATTTAGCACTCTCCTGGATAACGTCTGATAATGGCGCTTATGTCAAGAAACGGGATTATCGGTTATTTAACGGCAGCCTCCAGATATTAAGGAAAGCTTAACAACTGAATGTTTGAAATTACCTATTAATATTTTGGTTTGGCAATATAAGCACTAAAATCCTAGGATCATCCGAATCTTGATTTCTAGAGCAATCAAGGATCTTGTCTCCGGTCCCTTTCAACTGCATATGTAGCTTAAAGATGGCTATAATATCCTCATCATCGAACCCTTTTCTTTCTCTAAATTCGCTCATGCTTCTATCCAGCTTTTCACTATGTCAAATCCTCTCTCGGCCTTCTTCTCCTCCAAATACTCACGATAGCCCTCACTATCGATCCGCTCGCTCGTCGTCTCACCATCTTCCCAATATATGATTACTTTTATTAGCATAAAAAAATGAGCGGTTTAACGACACGCTCAGGTCGTCACTAGGAGCGAGGTAGGACTCTATGCAAACATGTCATGGAGGACATGGCAATCATTATGCGCATCGTGTAGATTTACAGCAAGCGGAAATTTTTCGTTGCGGAAAATTTCCGGAAATGCTAAAATGGTGCGCAAATGGAGGGCAGGTTATGGAATGGTTCCAAATCCTTACAATCGTAGGGGCCAATTTTGCTATGATCTTATGGTGTATGCGTGAGAGACGAGCAGATTTTCTGCATATCATGAGACTCATCGAAGAAGTCAAAAACGAGATGAAAGACTTTCACGGTCGCCTTTGTGCACTCGAGGCGAAGAAAAAATGACACCAGACGAAAAGAAACGCATCACGAACATGTCAACGCTGCTGATTAGTCATCTGAAGAATGACTCACCAAATATCGGATCGCTGGCTATGGCCCATCTTCTAGCATCTCACACGCAAGATACGCGTGAGGTTTGGCTAGAGCAAATGGGGTGGATGTGGGACAATTATCATGAGGAAGAAGAATGACCTTAAAGATAGGAGATCAAAATCCCAATCCTGCATTTATTTTCTTTAACTTCCATGGGAAAAATATAATTGCCATCTCTGAGAAAAAAGGATTCGAATTTAATCGAGAAGGATATCCGGACTTTGAAGCTGAAGACTTCGCAAGAGAGTTCATTAGGATATTGGAACACAATTTTAAGATTACATTTTGCAAGAGAGATAAGGACGAAAATGAAAAAATGGATTAAACACTGGCTTGGAATTTTCGACATTGAATATCATCAAGTTACGCATGCCGGCCTCATAGCAGAATGCCTTGTAGACAAAAGAGATCTTCGGGATACGGTAGACAAGTTATCGGAGATTGTCGTCACCTATTACAATACATCAATCAATCCTAAGCCTCCGAAGGCTGGGAAGAAGAAGGATGAAAAAAATGGAAAATGATATACAGCTCGTAATGGCTAAAAAATGGAAAGATATTTTCATAGATTACTTTATCGAAGCTTACAAAAACTTTTGTGACAAAGATCCAAGCTCTATTACCATTGCGGATATTGACTTCTGGACAGAGGGATGGATCGAGGCTAATGTGAAATTTACAAAGATGGAGAGAGATAATGATTCGTAGATTTTTTGCGTGGCTATTTACGCCATGCCGAATTGAGAAAATGGTCCAAGATAACCGTTACAAAATAACCAAGATGAGAGGATTTTAGATGAAATATTTACTAGCACTTATGCTTTTGACGACAGCCGTACATGCTTGTGTGACTGGCCCAAAGAAAGATGGAACGTACACCATTGACCGTAGTGGTTGCGCAGAATAGTTTTACCCTGTGCGTAGGAAACCGAGGTACCTATGGTTAGTTAATAGGCCCGATGCGCACAGGGGATTTGAGTTTTCTCTGCGACTATGGGACGTTGAAATTCCAAAAGCCATCCTAAGGTGAAGTCGCAGAGAATTTAGTTTTCCTTGCGATTCCATTGGGTTGTGTAATCAGCTATCCATAGTGAGATCGCAGGGATTTTGTTTGACCTACGGATATGGCGGAGAGGGTAGTATTCATGTCACAATTTGCGTATCCGTAGGGCTTTTTAATGGAGGAATATGGCAGCGATTGATAAAACCTATGGAACACATGATGAATGGTTGCAGCTCCGAGCATGGCTCAAGGACCACTATCCCATTGCACTAAAACAACTCTATCCTGAGCCGCCTAGCGATGGAGAAGAATATTGTTTGAGCAATTTTACGTTCGAGACAGATCGATACCTCATACAGCATTGTGAACTGGAATTTGTGAGAACGGGGCTAATTCATCAGGGATATGAGGTACCGGAGAATCCCGTTAAACTCCTGTTAAAAAAAAAGAGGGAAAATGCAAAGTCCCGTTTATGAATTCTATGCCGGCGATACATATGCGCACTATCTCCGGACATTGAGCATGCGTGAGCTATCAACCGAGTTTAGGGTAGCCAACCATATGGAGTCGTCAATCGTGAAAACACGTCAGCTATGGGCCATCCACGTTGAGTTTTGCAATAGGGCACAACGATGACACAATGGATTGCTAGAGTCACACCGCCGAAATATACCGGCATCTTTGAGGTAAAATACGGCCACGGAGGACCCGTGAAAGCATTTTACTGTGGACTGACAAGGGGAGCCTGGATTAGGTTTCCGGTGAGAGCTGATGAGCAAGCTGGCGAGCAGCCTACGCACTGGAGAGTGTGCAATGAATCAATGATAGGATGGGAAAATGGATACAAAGGTTAAGCTGGCATAGCTCAATGGTGGAGCACTCGCCTTGTAAGCGATAGGTTGTGGGTTCAAGTCCTACTGCCAGCATATGCGAATAACACTCATCGCTCTCACTGCACTAGCATGTATAGCCCTAGCATATTGGTGGTATCTTGGAGGAAGCAAACCAGAAATAATCCCTCCAGAACCACCCAGGAGCCCTTCTCCAACATTCATAGATTTTAATGAGATGATGAGAACCACGAAAGAAATTGATAGACAGATTAGTGTTTACAATAATCCAGGGCTCTAGCTAAGCTCCGGCCATGTACGAATGGAATGTAGAAACACGCAATATTAGTGAACTTAGGCCACACCCCAAAAACCCTCGTTTTCTATCTAGGGAGAGGCATGCTTTATTAAAAGCAAGCCTAGAAAAATATGGAATGGTTGCGAAGCCTGAGGTTAATTTGGATGGCCAGATCATCGGCGGCCATATGCGTATCAAGATTTGGGCCAAGCTTGGCAATAAAACAGTTCCTTGTAACTTACCCGACAGAATGCTTACTCCAGATGAAATGGATGAGGCATGCATCCAGTTTAATCTAGTCACAGGTGATTGGGATCAGGATATTTTGACCAATCAATGGGATGTAAAAAAATTAATGGAGTATGGCTTCACAGCCGAGCAGCTCTATGTTGAGCCTATCAAGCTGCCGGGTGGTGATGAGGATGATGATGGAACGCTTGAGCCCGGTAAAGACTCCGAAGCTCTCACAAAAATCGGAGACCTATATGAATTAGGCCCTCACAGGATAGTGTGTGGCGATAGTACGATGCCTGATGTCGTTGAGAAATGTCTGGGAGGGAATGAGCCTATTTTGATGGTCACCGATCCGCCTTATGGGGTTGAGTATGATCCTAACTGGAGAGAAAAAGCGACTAATGATGGAGGAAAAAGAGCTAAAGGTAAAGTTCAAAATGACGATAAAGTCAATTGGTCTTTAGCATGGCATCTTTTTCCAGGATCAGTCGCCTATATTTGGCATGCTGGTAAATATTGTGGAGAAGTTGAGAAGAGTTTAACCGATTCAGGTTTTGATATCGTTAGTCAAATTATATGGGTAAAACAACACTTTGCCCTCTCTCGTGGTGATTATCATTGGCAACATGAACCTTGCTGGTATGCCGTCAAAAAAGGCCACGCTCACAATTGGCAAGGCTCCAGGAAAGAGGCTACAATCTGGGAGATATCTAATCTCAATGCTTTCGGTGGTAAAGCGGAAGAAGGCGAAGAGCGTACAGCCCATAGCACTCAAAAACCAATGGAATGTATGGCGAAGCCCATTCGTAACAATACAGCCGAAGGCGAAGGGGTTTACGACCCGTTCCTTGGCTCCGGGACTACCTTGATAGCTGCCGAGCAAAACGATCGTGTTTGTTATGGCATAGAGCTTTCCCCTGCCTATTGCGATATCATCGTCAAGCGATGGGTAAAGTATGTGACAAAAAACGGTAAAGATGCTATAGTTAAGTTAAATGGTGAATTGATAAATTTTGATAAAAAAATGGAGTGAGTTATGGATTTGAAAATTAAGAAGATCGAGAAAGAGATGAAAGGTCTCGAGAAGATGGATAAAAAGCGCGATAAGAAGTGCGATTATGGCGAGAAAATGATGAAGAAAAAGAAGAAATAGGCTCGAGGTCATGAATGACAGAGGTGAAAAATACACACGGTGGATTTAGAGAGGGATCAGGTCGTCCTATCAAACCTATTGATTGGGCTCGTGTAGATTTTAATCTGATGGCAGGCTCTACTCAAGAAGAAGTAGCGGCCGAATTAGGAATTCATAGACACACATTAAGTGCAAGATTCTATGAAGAATTTGATCTTGATTATTCGACTTATTCGACACAAAAAGCACAGGCAGGCGAGCTGCATATTCGGGTAGCACAGTTCCAAAAAGCTTTGAACAATAATGCCAAGGGAAATACCCAAATGCTGATTTGGTTGGGCAAGGTTCGTCTTGGTCAAAAAGAACCAGAAGCTATGTCGGGTGCGGTTCCCGAACAAGTTAATCTAGACAAAGATCATCGTCTCATGCAACTTGAGCACGAACTTGCTGTATTAAAAGGAATGAATGCCAACAAGCCCGAAACAGAATGAATCGTTCGTCGAAGCCACTCACCGCTTTAACATATGGGTGGGGGCTGTTAGCTCAGGCAAAACCTACTCAAGTCTCGAGCGTTTCATTCATGATCTAAAAGATGGCCCTCCAGGCGATGCGATGATTATTGGCGTTAATCGCGGCTCTATCCAACGAAATATCCTCACGCATCTCTATCGTCGATTAGGCTTCCCCACACCTACTGAGAAGGCACAAAGTGCTAAGCTATATGGAAGAATCGTGTGGTTCGTAGGTGCCCCCGATGTATCAGCTGTAACCACTATACAGGGCTCTACACTGGCTCTAGCCTATGTTGACGAGGCTACGTGCCTGCCGGAGCCCTTCTGGAAGATGCTAGAGAGCCGTTTACGCGTCCCCGGAGCCAAGCTCCTTGCCACTTGCAACCCTGACGGCCCCGCCCACTGGCTCAAGAAAAACTATATCGACAATCCACAGCTCGACCTGGCCTGCTGGAGCTTCAACCTCGACGACAATCCATCCCTAGACGCTGCCTACAAGCAACAATTGAAAGCCTCATACACAGGTATGTGGTACAAGCGTTACATTCTTGGCGAGTGGGCACTGGCTCATGGAGCTATCTACGACTGTTATGACCATGACAACGAGTACACTAAGGAATATCCGGCCCCTAACTATTATATCGTAGGAATTGACTATGGGACTACCAACGCCACGGCGGCGGTGCTTTGTGCCATCACGCCCAATAAATGGCCTCAAGCGCGCGTCGAGGCGGAATACTATTACGATTCAGCCAAGAAAGGACGATCCAAGACTGATGCGGAACTGGTCCGTGATATCAAAGAGTTCATCGGTTACAAAAACGTGTCTGCGGTATATGTGGACCCCGCTGCCGCATCATTCAAGATCGCTCTTCGTCAGGCGGATATCCCTGTGCTCGATGCAAATAATGATGTTCTTCTGGGGATTAAAACAGTGGCGAAATTTATTGCCGGCAAGAACATCATCATCCATCAAGGCTGCACAACTCTACGAGAACACATTCAATCCTATGCATGGGACGCAAAAGCCGCCGATAGGGGCGAGGACAAGCCTGTGAAGCACAATGACCATATACTTGATGCGCTGCGTTATGCTATGTGTAGCGCATTCCCTCAAGGTGAGTTTAATAGCCCCGATGAAATGCTTACCGCCGAGCAGCTTCGTAGGAAGATTAACCAAGACTCTGATGGCTATGGGTTTATAGGGCCAAATCCTACCGGTTATTTTTAATTTGTAAGGAATGTCGGAATGATTTATACAGAATATTTTAGCATAAGGTGATCAATGCCCAGTTATGAAGGTGGCGGCTACAATCTAAGTGTGGGGTATGTTGATCCCAGTGATGCAAACGCGAAGAACCTTTCGAAGATGCAGGACGACTTCTACATGTCGAACTATCCTAGCAATTCATCGTTTTGGATGCAAGGAGCAATCGATAAGCGTTTCAAAGTCGGCGATCAATCTCTCTACTCACAGATGTATGGCCCCAACAATCAAGCGGCCCAGAGGTTCTTCTTCAACCTGATTCGTCGGCATATCAACATGATATGCGGCTATCAACGTAAGAACCGCAAATCAACTGTCTGTTTGCCCGTACATGATGATGACGACCCGGTTTCTGATGAATACAACCGCGTTCTTCGTTATTGCGATGACCGGGATGGATTCCAGGAATACCTCTCACAAGCCTTTGAGGGCAGCTGTGATGTCGGTATGTCATTGCTCTATATGTATCCAGACTATGCCCAAGACCCTATTTCCGGGGATTTATTCACCGATAACGTATCTTTCCAAAATTTCCTGATCGATAGCTATTGGCGCAAACAAGATCTTTCCGATTGCAATGGTATCTGGAGGCGTCGTTGGACCAGTAAAGAGGGCGCTAAGCTACTCCTGCCGGGCTATTCGAAAGAAATCGACAAGATGAAACCAGGAGGAATGAGAGATGGACGTTTTCCATTGCAAGCAGAGCTTCAAAACATTGCTGTCACGGGTCTATTCACATATGACGAGTTCCTTTATCGCTCTACTCGCGAAGCTACGATCGTTCTAGACCCCTACACGGGTGAGGCTGTCGAGTGGGAAGAGGAAGATGGCGATGAGAAAGATCTCATGGAGCAGACGCTAGCGCAGCAACCCTGGCTGGTCATTAAAAAATCACAAGTGCCTACTGTAAGGCTATCAATATCGCTAGGAGGCAAAGTTGTTTATGACGGAAAAAACCTATTGGGGATTGATACTTACCCTTGTGTTCCTTCTGTATGCTATCACGAGCCGGATATTCAATCCTATGCATGGCGTTGCATGGGGGTTATTCGCAACCTTCGCGACCCCCAGTTCCTATATAATATGCGTAAAGTTATTGAACTTCAGATTCTCCAGTCCCAAGTAAATGCGGGCTGGATCTTCCCTGTGGATGCGGTGACAGACATAAAAGCATTCAGACAATCGAGTGGTGGGGATGGATTCCTAATCCCTCTTAAGTCGGGCCACTTGCCTAATGAGATACAGCGAATCGAGCCTTCAGCTATACCACAGAGCTTAATGGAGCTCTCAGCTAGTCTGGCAGAAGACATCACAAAGATATCGGGGGTTAATGAAGAACTACTTGGAGCGGCTACGGATGACAAAGCCGGTATACTCTCAATGCTACGTCAGGGAGCGGGACTTACTACTCTCCAGACAATATTTGACAAGCTCGACTTTACACAGCGACTCTATGGAAAAATTCGCCTCCAGGCCATACGTAAAAACTTTAGTAAAGGTAAAGTACGCAACATCCTGGGCCATGATCCTGATCCGCGTTTCTTCATCGCGAACATGCAGAAATATGGGCTTGTCGCCGAAGAGGGTAATTATAGTACCACTCAACGGCATGCTGAACTACAGCAGCTACTTCACTTCAAAGAAATCGGTATTCCTATAGCTAATCGATCTATTCTTCGGGCAGCCTTTCTCTCCAACAAGAAGCAAGTCATCCAAGAGATGGAAGAGGAGCAGCAAGCACAGGCTCAAGCACAGCAACAGCAAGCCCAACAAGCCGCTCAAGTAGACCAAGCCAAAGTAGCTGGCACCATGGCTAAAGCGAAGGCTGACATGGCCCGTGAGCAAGATCTATTGGCATCGGCACAAGAGCGCTATGCTAAGATCGACGACATCGAAGCGGGTGCCGAGCATAAAAAAACAGAAGCCGATTTGAATTTAGTCAAAATGATGATAGAGTTGGAAGACATGGATCACGCCAACTTTAAAGCCTCGTGGGATATGGCAGAGGCCATAAAAGCCACAAACAAACTAGAACAAGAACAAAACAAGACCATACAGGTCTAAGGAGTCATTATGAAAGGGAAAGCAAAAGGCCATGGGATGGCAGCACAAGGACCAGCCCACTGGGAAAAGAAAGTAGAAGACACGAGCGTAGAAAATGGAAAATATTCCAAATCTGAAATGGGTAACCCTGAAGAGCTAAAAGAATCTGTAAACAAGCTCGCTGGCTATGCCAAGAAACATCAAATGAAGTACTAGCAATGAAATCAAAAAAAGACCTAAACGTAGGTGTAAAGCTCAACACTAGTTCTAAAGAACACTGGCAGATGACCGTTCCGGCATCCGCTGAAGGATTTGGTAACGATCCTGCCGGTGCCTTCTTACCTAGGCCAGGAAAGGATAGAGCGCAACCTCACCAGAAAATAAATGAGTGCGATCATTGACTATTTATCGTTTTCCTAGTGGTGAAATTTTAGATTTATCTAAGGTTAAAGGATCATGGAATCATGATAACATTGCCAATACGTTTGGAGAACAGACGTGCGAAAGGCTTTTTAACGAAGATCCTATGGAATTATGGGATCAACTTATAGGAATACCACTTGATGCACCAGAGACAAACGGCCGGTGAGCTATCTCAGAAGGCAGCGGCCGACACAACGAAGTATGATGCGCTTGAAGTAGGTCACGCCCTATCTGATGATATTGGCGTGCACCTACGTGAATGTATTGAGATACATAAGCCGATCATCAATGAGCCCGAGTTTTGTGTCGTTATGGTGATAGCGAAAGATCCTCTCATCGCGAATCTCATGCGACGCAAGTTTTATTGCTGGCCTTATCTTCCCAGCCCACGCCCTAACCAGGCTGTATTTCTATACAACCGAGGGAAAGACGACATCACGAAAAGACTATGGGTTTTGCCCTCTGATATGGTTATGGCCGAACTTGCTGGTACTAGTATCATCGTCCATAAACGCTATCAGACTATGCAAGCATGGTCCGTAGCGTTCTATAAGGGCACATTCTGGGAATATATCCGCCATGAGCATGATATAAGAATGCCGTCCGAGCATGAATATTTCCTAGCGAACCGCGAGAAACTCATCGAGGCGGGATGTAAGGTCCCTAATGCGGCTATGGCCAATCCCTTTGATTTCAGTAAGGTCTCGATCGAAAAGATCGTAGACACGAAGACAGCCATTGCTAATTAAAACGCTCTCTATTACTTTCGGGAGACATAACACACCTATAGGAGCGTCGCCGTACATATATGAAATGGTTTTACGATAGCCTTCGATGCTCTCTAGTAGTCTCTTGTGTATGTTATGAATCTCTGATTTTAAAATTTCGTCATTATCTTTCAAAGGAGCCTCCTAGATGAATCCTGAGCCTCAAGTTACCCAAGAAGCGCAAATTGCGCCAGCACAAAATGATACAGCCGCAACGGCGGTTGCTACGCCATCCGTAGAAACGGTGGAGACAGATAAAGATATCAACTGGAAAAAATTTCGTGAACAACGTGAGCTTGATAGGAAGGCACGAGAGGCTGCGGAGAAGATGGCGGCAGAAGAGAGAGCGAGAAGCGAAGCGACGATCGCTGCGATGAATAGTTTATTAAGCAAGAATCAGCCTCCACAACAAGCTTACGAGCAGGTTGACGAGTCACAAGATGAATTTATTTCCAAACGAGTTGATGCGATATTAGCTAAAAAAGAGGCTCAAGCAGCGCGTGAAAGGGCTGAAAGAGATATAAAAGAACTCCCAGAGCGTCTACAAGCCAATCTTCCCGATTTTCATCAAGTGTGTAAGTCGGACAATCTTGACTATCTCGAGTATCATTATCCTGAAGTGGCTGTACCTTTCAAACATATGGTAGAGGGCTATGAGAAGTGGCAAGCCATCTATCGAGCAGTCAAGCGATTTGTTCCTAATACGGATGTCCAAAAAGAAATACGCAAAGCTGATCTCAACTCTCAGAAGCCTCAATCCATGTCCAGCCCTGGCACCTCACAAGCCACTAACAACACGCCTGCTGTTAAGCTTGATGAGGGTAAGAGGGCTGCCAACTGGGCTAGGATGCAGAAAGTGATGAATCAATTGACTTAGCCTTTGATTCTCTCATTTCTCTAAAGATTTCGGGACGTGATGGAGCTTCTTCAGAAGGAAGTTCCATTATTTCCCAAATTTGTCTTAACTTCAATTCATGAGCTAAAATATAATCTGAGTGATTTTTGTTATTTAAATCAAATCCCTTTAACCCCTCTATCATTACATCATTCCAATCTTTATACTTAATATTTTGACTAAGGACTATCTCTGATACAGAATCTATTTTATTACAAATTAATTTAATTCTTGTGTTATCAAGAACGAATCCATAAGTAAAAATCAGGTTTGCGACCAGCTGCAAAGTTATGAGTGATCCGATAATAATATTTTTCATTTTCTAACCTCGCGAATCAGGTCGTAAAACATTGTGTAAAGCGTATCGATGCGAGCATTGGCTGCATCGGTCCTTTCAGCCTGACATTTGATATCAGCCTGCACCTCTCGATGTATGTAGTAAGCACTTCCAAACATCGATCCTATGATCATTAAAACTTGTAACCAGTCCATTATATCCTCCTAATCAATCCATAAAATAAATAAAAGCTACAATAAAAAAAGCCAACATAACCATATACATTAGTATCCATACTTATAGTAACGATTCATAGTTTGCTGTTGTTGAACTTGCTGTCTTTGCAATTCCAATTGTTGTCTCTGTATCTCCATCTGCTCTTGCTGCATATTGAAATTGTTAACCATCTGTCTTTCATATGGAGTAGCATTTGCTGGGGCACGATTGACGTATTGAATCGCTGAAACCTCATTGATTTGAGATAAAGCAACCGCTAAAATTATGAATGTAAGTAATTTTTTCATTATTTTTTAACCTCTTTAACCAGGTTGATGAATTCCTTGTAAAGGTTATCGCTTCGTTGCGATTGTGTCTGTATTTGTGTCTGTATGCTAATGAATACGGCGAGTATAGCTACGATCTCACCTATCAAAAGTCCATTCGTAACCCATATGCCTTTAGGGGCTGATTGTTGTTTTTCCATTATAACCTCCATGTTATGCTTTCATCATACCATAACCACTACATTATAAGCAAGTTAAATAAAATGTTGCCTAAATCATTGCTATTTGGTAGCTTGCAATTAGCTGATATCTGGTTTCGCTAACCACGGGCTGACTAACATACGATTTGCCCCTCGTAGGCTAATGACGTTCACCCTGCCAAGTGAGCAAAATTATTAACTTATGAGGTACAATCATGTCATTCCCATCCGGAATAACAAACATCAACAATATGGCCCCAGAATTGCCTGTACAGGCGTCTGAGGACCTATTGTCGACTCCAATGTTTAACTTGATCCACTCCTTTGGAGTAGATCTACACCATGCCGAAGCCTATATCGGTAAAACAACTCGTATGTCTCGCTTTGAGCGCCTATCGACAGATGGCGGCCAACTTGATGGCTCGGGTATCGATCCAGCGTCTGAAGTTCCTGTACGTAGCGATATCGATGCTACAATGGAAATCTACGCTAAATCTATCGTTACCAACGAACAAGTAGTCTTGTATGAAAACTCCAAGACACTCACTAAGTTCACAGCTCTTCTTGGGCAGTGGCTCCGTGAAAAAGAAGACTTGCTCATGCGTGACTTGTTTGCTAGCTCGGTATCCTATATCAACGCCACAGGCGGTTTGAACGGGGATCAGCCAAGCAATATCAGCAGAAATGACGTCAATAACATAGAAAGAATCTTGCTCGGCAACGATGCTAGAACGATGTTAACTAGTGTAGAAGCGACTAGAATGATTGGTACAGCAGGCGTAAGAGATGCTTTCATAGCTCTTGCCAATACGAACCTATCAAGCGATCTGCAAAACGTTCAAGGGGTATTGCTGAAAAATGCTTATCCTACTCAAGAAGGGTTGAGACCAGAAGAGTATTGCTCGATCTCGCGCTTTAGATTCTTCGTCTCTTCGAAAGGGGCAAAAATCCCTGGCGCTTCGACACTCGGCAATACAGTCTATACGATCCCTATGTATGGTCTAGAAGCCGCTGCTAAAATAGAGCAGAACAACTATACAGCTGTAATTGGCTATCGCCCACCATGGGTTGTATCGTCGGTTGCACAAAACAGCCAACTCTATGCGAAGTTCGCGATTGCTCGTGCAATCACTAACCAAAACTGGATATCTGGCTTGAACGTAACAACTGCGCAAGCATCATAAGGAGGAGATCATGCCATTTACTATTGTGACTCAAGGGTCATTCATATCAGCTGGTGCAGGGGTAAAGATCCCAGTTCCAAGTTCCGCTGATTATTTTGTTACAACTAACCTTACTCAAATGCCATTGGCTCCAGCTACTGGTGTCGTCATTAGAGGAGAATGGTTCAAAACATATACAGCGGCAAATGATGGTATTCGTTGGAAAAAAACAAATAGCACTAATGCTTTGTTAATCGATACATTTGCCACATCAACGGCTTCTAACGGCTTTACCTATGTCTCTACGGCTCCAGTAGTCGAAGCGGCTGTAACGGGTACAACCATTTCACAAGCAGCTGGTGCAGTTTGTGCAGTTACCAATACATACTCAGATGGCGATAGAGTAAGAATCTACAACGCCGTAGGGATGCATCAAATTGATGGGATGGATTTCACCATTTCATCCACTTCAGGCTCAGGGTTTACGATCCTAGGTCTTGATTCAAGTGGTTTCGCTGCCGCTGCTACGGCTTTCACCGTTCGCAGAATCAGCAAACTTGATGCAGTTGAGCCAAGAGCTATCTTTGTGACAGGAGTCACTAAAGCAACAAGCGCGGTCGTAACAACGTCCACTACTGTTGACTATGTAATTGGTCAGAAAGTTCACTTCGTCGTTCCTTCTGGAATGGGGATGCCTGAATTGAGCCAATTAACAGGGACTATCACAGCCATTGGTACCTATGCGACGAATGCGACATACAACATCACTGTTGATATCGACTCGACAAACTTCACCACATTCGCTTTCCCAGCAAACACAGCGACGCCAACATCCCAATTGTTTGCGACATTTGCTCCTGCTGGACAGAGCGTCACATTTAACCCTGTTACAGGGGTTCAAACAGGATACAACTTCAACTATGCACCGTTCCATACTGGGGAATTCACACCCTATATGTATCTGGCTGGAGGCGCTCAGTCTCCTGCTGGTGCTAACTTGGACCGTATCATGTGGCAAGCGTACAAGATGGAAAATAGCTAAGAATCGAATCGTGGGGACTAAATATCCCCACGATTTTTTAGGAGATGGATGTCAGCAAATACATATCTACCAGGCACCATTGCGATACCCAGCTCTTTGCTGATCGTCGTCATGACAAATGCTTTTCCTATGGTAGTTACTGTATCTGTTCAGACTGCGAAAGCCTCCGATACCTACATTGTGGGTCAACTTGTGCGCCTGACAGTTCCGTACAATTACGGGATGTTTCAGGCGGACAACTTGACAGCGCAAATCATAGCCGTAAATGGCTTAACCTTGACTCTTGATATAGATTCTCGAGGCTTTGATGCCTTTGTGATACCGCCCTCAGGGGAACAACCCGCAAGCTTAGCACCGGCGGGAAGTAGAAATTTGCAGTTAGACAACACAACGACTCAGGTCCCTTTTCAGTCGTTGAACAACGTAGGAAATTAACATGACCGTAGTAATGTGCACCGCCTCGGGCGAGCAACATGGACTTATCAACACATTAGCTAATTCAGTCCCTTTTGATGATTTCAAAAGCATGAAGCCTGAAGTAAAAGCCAAATGTGAGAAAGCTAAAAAGGAAGATAATCGCATGGTTAAGGCGCGATATATCAATCATCGTGGACGTCATGAGCGTCTATCGAAACCCTATTGCCGTTGGTCAGGAGACCCTATCCTACAGTATCATTTGATACCTGGAAATACGTACGATCTTCCTCTCGGATTCATAAACGAAGTCAATGCGGTTAGGATTCCTAAGCGGAGTGGCCTAGTTAGCGTAGATGGAGATGAACTAAATAACGGAACTCCCCTAGATAAAGACACTGCTGGGGAAGCGGTTCATGAACTCGTGCCCACAAGTTTTTAACCCTGTAAAGCGGATTTACATATGACGATCTCACCTGCCGACTCGACAGTCGTAGCCATAAGAAAGAAAGTGCGAAGGCTTACCGCCTCGGCAAGTGAGAACGCTTTGACTACAGCCGATATTGATCAATATATTAACACATTCTACTCTCAGGATTTTCCCTACGGGATCAAGATAGACCAGATGCGTAACGTCTATACTTTCTTCACAGAGCCCTATAGGGACCGCTATCCGCTCGATGTGAACTATAACCAGGGCGTCAGAGCTCCGGTATACGTTGAAGGCATCCAGGGCAGTTTTACGAAGGAAAGACAACAGTTCTTTAACGTCTGGCCTAAATTCCCAACCAAATGGCAGCCAATTTCCGGGGATGGTGTAACGACCGCTTTTAGCTTTACAGTGCCAGCCCCCTTTCTCAGCCGCGAGGTAGTCCTTGGAGGAGTAGACATAAACGGTAATGCCATATCTGTCAACGATGATGGCAATGGCAACCTACAGCTTCAGGTGCCCAATCCTGTCATTTCAGTTCCTATCCAGTATAATCCTCCCGTCTCTAATGCTCCCATACCTGGTATGAAAAATCTAAATACCGCCAACCCTGGGCTCAACAATGTCAACACTCAGACGAATGATCCCTCTGTTGTTCCTTATCCGGGTGGTATCGGTACCGTAGACTATGTTACCGGACTATTTAACATCAATTTCCCTGTGGCTCCAGCAGCAGGCACGCAAATGACGCTGTGGGTATCACAATACCAACCCGGAAGACCCTATAGCCTACTTTTCTGGAACAACGAGTTTACCATTCGACCCGTACCTAAAGAGATCCATAAGGTCGAGGTGGAAACATTCCTAACGCCAGTCCAATTCATGCAGACTACAGATGTCCCTATCCTCAATCAATGGTGGCAGATAATCGCCATAGGAGCCGCTATAAAGGTCCTAGAAGATCGTCAAGATATGGAAGGCGTACAAAATCTTGTCATTCTTTATGATCGTCAAGAGGATCTAGTTTTAGAGCGTCAGGGAGTAGAAGAGATTTTCCAGCCAAATGTTACAATGTTCAACAGTTCGACGACAGCCTATGGCGGAATCGGCGGGATAGGTTATTGGTAATGGCTGGATATACCCCTCTAAAGATAGCAGGCAATACCACAGGCTTAGTGAAATACCGTGAGGAATTTCTCTTGCCTGATGATGCTTATCCAGTTTTAGAGAATGCTTTTGTATGGAGGGAGAGGATCAAGCGCAAGCAGGGATTCGAACTACTAGCTAGATTGCGTCGTGTCCTAACCACTCTTTCGCTCGGAAATACGGTTGGAGCCCAAACGACCTATACGTACGCTGACATATTCGCCTCTTTCATTCCACCTGTTGCCGCAGCTCAAACAAATAAAGGCATTGAGCCAGGTTCATTGATAATCACGATAGGTGCCCCTGATGCCGCCACATTCACAGATAATGGCCTAGGAGGCTTTATCGTGACTGGTGTAGGGGTATCGGCTGGCTCTACAATAAATTACTCAACAGGGGCCGTAACGATCAAGGTAACAGCGGCCGGTGGTGGTGGAGCTATAACTGCCAACATTAATTATTTTCCTAACCTACCTGTAATGGGCCTCCGATCCCGTGAAATTGCTGCTACCAATAATGAAGAGATGGTGGCTTTTGATCAAGTCTATGCCTATAGAATTTCTTCCGGATCATTCGTTGAATTCCTTCCTGGAACCACTTGGACAGGCTCAAACTCCGATTTCTTTTGGTCGACCAATTATTGGGTCGGCGATGCTAACAGGAAAATATTTTGGGTGACCAATTTCATCGATCCAATCCGTTACACTAACGGAATAGCCGCCACGAACTGGGTCAACTTCTCCCCTACGATCAATGCGGCAGCCGGAGTGCTAGTAAATGCTCTTGTCATGTTGCCCTTCAGAGGCCGTATGGTGGTCTTTAACACGAAAGAGTCGGATGGCGATCATCCTAACCGTATTCGATGGGCTGCTATTGGTAACCCATTTACTGTCGTAAGCCCTATTGTGACCGTAGTTAGTGCTACAGCATGGCGCGATGATATACGCGGAAAGGGGGGCTTCCTAGACATACCTACGAACGAGGATATCATTACCGTAGGATTCGTAAGAGATAACCTTGTAATATACTGTGAACGGTCTACCTGGCAACTTCGCTATACTGGCCGTTCCATTGCTCCATTCCAAATCGAGAAAGTTAACTCAGAGCTAGGTGTAGAGAGTACTTTTAGCGGTATTCAATTTGACACTTCGCTCGTAGGAATAGGTGACAAGGGTGTTGTCGAGTGTGATAGCTATAAAAGCGAAAGGATCGATATAAAAATCGTTGACCTAGTTATCGATGACATTAGCAATGCTAATAATGGAACGCAGCGCGTACATGGTATCCGTGACTTCCAACAACGATTGGCCTTCTGGATATATCCTTACGCAGCTAGCAACGGAACTTTTCCCGATCGTCGCCTAGTCTATAACTATGAAAATGACTCCTGGGCTATCTTTACAGACTCTTTGACGGCTTTAGGAACCTTTCAGCCTACGACATCGAGGAAATGGAACGATCAGCCGACATTGCCTTGGAGAGATGCGAATTTTAGCTGGCTGAATAGACCCTCTCTATTCCCTTCGATCATGGGTGGCAATCAACAGGGATTTGTCCTCTACCTAGACTCTCAGACCACTAATGAAGAAAGTCTCTACATTCAAAATATCACAGGAAACACCACGACTTCAACCGTCATTACAAGCCCCGATCACAACCTACAGACTGGGCAAGTCATATCCATCCTAAACATACCTGTAGGTACACCTTTTGCCTCTTCACTCAATGGTGTAGTTTTTGGTGTAACCGTTACCTCATCGAGCCAATTCTACATTCAGCAATATAATCCAGCTACTGGACAATTTGATCTTGTTCAACTAGATGCCCCTGCCACCTATGTAGGAGGGGGGAATATTCGTGTGAGAGACAACTTTAGCATCCAGAGCAAGAAATTCAATCACATGGATGAGGGAAAGCAATATCAACTCGGATATATAGATATTCTCTTCGCAGATAGCCCTGACGGGGTTATTTCATTGAATATATACAATGATTATACCGAGCAAGTTTCTAACACAAACCCTCTAAACAGCAATGACGACACGTTTTTCAATCAGATTGTAGAAACATCCGCTTCTAGCGGTGTTGTAGGTGGTACAAAGAATTGGAAGCGGGTATTTTGTCCCACCAACTCAAACTTTGTTACGATAGAGTGGACCTTAAATAATGAGCAAATGTCCAATCAATGCCAAGAGTCCGACGTCCAAATTGACGCACAGGTCATTTGGAGTCGAGTAGGCGGAAGATTAGGAATAACCCAATAGGTAAATTATGGCTTATCAAACGACTAAACCGGCCCCCAACGATAACCTGGACGTATCGGTCACCGATATCCAGGGGAATTTTTCAACAGCCAACACTGTCATTGGGATTAATCATTATCCTTTCGATGATCTAACGGCAAATGTAGGTAAGCATAAATTTGTTGACATGCCTAAACTTGCTTCTGTACCAACTATTGCATCGGGTGATGGAGGTCTTTACACCAAAACTGCTGGTGAGACAAATATATTTTACACACCTGATGCTAGTGGAAAAGAGTTTCAGATCACAAGAACGATTTCTACGGCTACTGAACAGGCAAGATTTGGAACATTTACCGCAATGCCAGGTCCCCCAGCTGGTCAAACACCAAATTATGGATGGACATTTTTGCCGGGTGGATTGCTTTTTCAATATGGAACGCTCACAGGAACCATTGGGACAACTGGCCTAATAACCTTTCCTGTGCCCTTTACAACAGGTTTTTACAGTTTAACTATAAGTGTACAAAGAAATACACCAACCGATTCGAGGGTATCTATCAGCACAGCTATTCCACCAACAGCGACAGCTTTTACCTATGTTATCACAACTACTGGTGCCACCTCACTTTACTGGATGGCGATAGGCAAATGACATCACAAACAAGCCAAGAATTCGAAAGTTACGTACCGGTATACGATGCAATCCCGGAGAAATGGGAAGATGCTCAGCCCTTCTTAGTCGAAACACTCAAGAAGATCTCGAACGCTGTCAATACGCGGGAAATAGGTTGGCTCTTGGATGAGGAGCTTTTGAGTGGCAAGGCTTTTATTCCTGTGGCTATTCCAGCCGGTGATGCAAGTCCTCAACAGTTTAGATCAGTGTTGAGAAAGGTAATCGATTGCAGCCCATTGGTGGCGGGATTGAATGCTGGAGTGGCTCACAATATAACGGTAGATAATCGCTTTACCCTGATCGATATGTGGGTAGCTGGTACGAATTCTGGCACTTTAACGGCATTAGTGATAAACGGAAATGATGTGGTGCTAAGTGCCACGAACATAACGATAACATCGCCACAAGCCTTTGACAGGGCATTTGCGATAGTAGAATATATACAGGAGATTTGATATGGGATGGTTAGATGCTTTAGGTGAGTCGGTCTTTGGAAAAGAAGAGAAGAACTACCAACAGTCTACGCTAAATAAGGGCCAACGTGGCCTCCACAAGCAATATTTACAAGCTCTTCAATCTCCAGGAACTGGCGGGGCTTTTGGCACAACTGCTGATTATTATCGAGATCTCTTGAGCGATAACCCACAGGATTTACAAGCTTTTGCAGCTCCTCAACAACGACAATTCAATGAAGAGACAATCCCAGGTCTGTCGGAGCAATTCGCTGGTATGGGCTCTGGAGGGCTATCCTCAAGTGGTTTTAGAAACGCAGCCGTAAGCGCTGGGACAGATCTTAACGAAAGGCTAGGAGCTATGAGAGCTCAGCTTAGGCAATCAGGCGCACAAGGACTTCAGAGCTTAGCTCAGGGGGCATTTAATCCTGTTCAAGAGAATATTGTTCGGCCTGCTACTGGCGGCTTGCTACAAGGTCTTGCAAGTGGTGCAGGTCAGGGTTTGGCTGCTTATGCCACCGGTGGAATGGGAGGAGGTGGAGTAGCCAGTTCAGCTCAACAAGGCAATAAGAATATTCAGCTCATGAATCAAGCTAACAACACGAGAGGCTAACCATGGTTCAAGTTATCGAGCAATCCGATAGATTCGGGAAAATTGGAAAAGCCTTCGGAGAAGGTCTTGGGGCACAGATTCCTAAAGAGGTAGAGCGTAGCAGGCTATCAAAAGGGCTACAGCAATTTGAGCAACAGAGTGCTAATTTGACGCCTATACAGCAGCTTACACGTCTTTCTGCTATTCCAGGAATTACCCCTCAGATGATTCAATCATTTGGTGAACTCGGTAGGCAGCAAGCAAAAGGACAAGCCCTTAAAGATATCCAGCAGCAGGAAAATGCTCCTAGACCTTCACCATTTCCATCCAATCAACCTGGAAAAGCACAAGCACCTAGTGAAGTACCTTCTTTAACAAAAGAAGAGCCTTTTGCAGCCGCTCAGGAGGGCTATATACCTCCTACGCAAAAAGAAGTTCTAACAATGGCAGGACAGCAATATAATGAGAATCCAGCCTTGTTTAACAACGATCCTCAAAAAGCTATTGATTTCGTTGAACAAGGTGTTAAGCGAGATGCTGATAGAGCCGCTGCTTTTCAAGCTAAACATGAAAACCTTTCCAATATACAAGATACTGTCATAAGTCGACTTGGCAAACATGCTCAAGGATTAGGCGTGCAAATACCTTCAAATACATACAGTAAGATTGAAGATAAGGCTATTCAAGCAACGAAACCTAAGAGTGAGGGTGGACGTGGTCTTACTGAACAACAGGCTATGAAGGAATATGGAAAAGAACTTGACTCAGTATCTAGAGACTATAAAGATCTAGAAAACAACATTGGAGATTGGTCAATTGTCACTAGGCCAGCAGAAAGAACTCTTAGAAGCTATAATAATCTTCAAGAGAACTTTGAAAAAAGAGGAGATCTTGAAAACTTTGCCGACTCAATTATAGCAAAAAATAAAGTATCTCCTGATTTTGCTTATGCTGTAGCCTATCCATTAAAAAAACAAAAAGACCTAAATAGTTATTTTTCCAAATTAGCGCCTATACATAAGACACGTAGTGAAGATCCAGTTTCGGAGACCGAAAGGATAGCACCTGATATTGCATCCAAAATAACTGATTACACTAGTCCTTTAGGATTAGCTTATGAATTAGATAAACGAGGTTATGATGCTGAAACCTTCCTAAAGTATGTCACAGACAACAGAGAAGAATTGAATCTTAGAGAAAATCAGATAAGACAACTTTCTAAGCCAAGAAACGTTGCGAGAACTCTCAATGATTGGTGGCTACAATCCTTTACCGGACTAGGTGAATAACATGCAACCTTATCAAAGTGCTTCAGAAGAAATTAGAAGACAAGGCGAACTTCCAATAAAGGCTGCTGGAGCTGTTGGATCTCTAGCAGCATCTACTTATGGAGGAGGGCTGATCTTAAATAAGGTCTTGCCTCTTCTTAGCAAATATATCCCTCAAGATATAGCCATAAAGGGTTTATCAAAAATCGATACTCGTTTCGGAAAGTTCATCAATAAAGCGATGGCAGCAGGACAAACATTTGATCAGGTGAGAGATTTTATTGGTCAAAAGTCGGAGGCTGGAACAGAAAAAGAAGAGGCCGCCGCCCAAGATCCTTTCTTAGAGCTCTCTAACTATGACCCTAAATTGGCTGAAGGAGTACGCGGCATGCTTGAAAAAGGATGGACACCTGATAAATCCAACGAAATTGCTCACCTGAAATATGGCCCCTTCGCCAAACCTATCGCTCAGATGGAGAAGGACAAAGGCAAAAGCTTCATCAACATACTCAAGGAGCTCTTCGGTAAGGGAAAACAAGGTAAAGCCGCTTTACAGCCTCAGCAAGAACAGATGCAGGCACCACAGGGGCAAGGTCAACAACAGCCTCAAGGCGGCGGTGATCAAGCCCTCATGGCCGCCTTCCAAAAGATTATGCAAATGTAATGAACGAACAAGCCATCCAAGACCTTAAAGCCGCTCTCCAGGAGATCATGCAGCTGATAACAGCTCGGGGTCAGCTCTCCGAAGAGATGAAAGGAATGCTCGCCCAGGTCATGGAGCATGTGGCGGGAAGAATACAGGAATTAAGAGCCGAAGGTGTGCCTGCAACCCCTTCAGAGCCCCCTTTGAACAAGGAAGGACCTTCCTCAAACGTTCATTCTTTTGGCTATGACCCAGAAAATGGAAAGCTGATGGTTAAGTTTCAAGGGAAATATCCTCAGGAAAATGGCCCTGTATACTCATATGGGGGCGTTCCTCAGGTTATATTTGAGCTTTTCCGTAAGGGAGCCGTGCCGGCGAGGACCGATGGGCAAAATAAATGGGGCAAGTGGTGGAAGGGTAAAGTGCCCTCCCTTGGTGCTTCGCTTTACACGTTAATTAAAAATGGTGGATATCCTTACCAGAGAGTGGGATAAAAAACTTTCATTTTTTTAGTGCATTAAATGAAAGAAAAAATTAGATTCAAAATTTAAATAGGAGCAATATATGCCATACAATTCAAATGACCCTCTAGGGTACCTGGGGATCAATGAATCCCAACAACCAGACTTTTTAGTCGCTCAAAGAGCGCCTACAACTAACGATCTTCAACCTCCAGGAACTCGTTGGCAAGATGCTAGCGCTTCAGGAAAGCCGATTTATGAAACGGTTGGAGCGGGTGTATGGGATCTTGGCGGAAACGTGGCTGCTACTACTACCACAGCTGGTATTATTCGTATAGCTACTGTCGCGGAAGCGGCCGCAGGTATTCTGACAACGGTTGCAGTTAACCCAGCTGCTTTAGCTGCTCTCACACTAGCTGGAGCCGTAGAAACCTCCACAACAAATGAAGGTATCGTAAAGCTCTCTACCAACGCACAAGCGGTTGCAGGAACGGCTGGTGTGGCCGGTGGTAATCAATTAGCTGTTCAGCCATCGAACTTAGCCTCAGTATTTGCTGCTGCTCCAGCAATTGGAGGCACAACCCCAGCGGCAGCCGTGTTTACAACACTAGGCTTTACTACCGCTACAGGTACAGCTGGGGGCACATGGGCCTCAGGTGGTACAGCAATCAGTATTGGTGCCGATGCTACAACAGACACGATTAACATCGGTACGGGAGCTGCCGCTAGAACGATTCATATTGGCGATTCGACACAAGCTAATCTCGTTACGGTTGGATCTGCTACAGGAGCTGCTGCGTTGACACTTAAAGCCGGGACAGGAAACTTTGTTTTCACTACAGGTACCTCGACAACATTTACTGTTGGCGCTGCTACCACGACGGGAACATGGGCATTAGGCGGAACAGCTCAAACAGGCACGATCACCCTAGGTAGCTCGTCAGGGACGAATATCATTGCGATTGGTGATGGTGCAGGTCAAACGACCGTCAATATCTCTAACAGCAATACAGCCGGTGCCGTCAATGTAGGTGCTGCTTTAACGGGCGGTACGATCACAATCGGCGGTACAGCACAGACGGGAACTATGACTCTAGGTAGTTCGTCAGGCACTAATACGATGATTATCGCTGGTGGTGCCGGTATCACGACACTTCAGATTGCTAATGCTCAAGTAGGTGGTAGCGTCGCAGTAGGCGCAGGCATGACTACGGGAACGATCACAATCGGTGGTACCGCTCACAATAGTGCTACAGCCATTACACTCGGTTCATCTTCAGCTGCTTCGACTGTGATTATCCAAGGTGGGGCCGGTGCCTCAACTACCCTAATTGCCGGTGGAACCGCTGGAGCTAACGTTACCAGCATAAACAACGGTGCGACAGCTGCTAACTCAACTGTAAACGTTCTCTCAGGTGCAGCATCAGCCGGAACACATGCCGTTAATATCTTCACTGGTAATGCTTCAGGCGGTACACAGACGTTTAACCTAGCCACAGGCACTAATGCTGTAGCTATCAACATCGGTACGGGTACTACAGGGGTTAAGACGATTGCAATCGGCGGTACAGCCGCTAACGTCATCACTATCGGTAACACCCAGACAACAGGGTCCGTAGCTGTAGGTAATGCTCTTACCTCGGGAACGATCACCTTAGGCGGTACAGCAGGTACAGGATTGATCACAATCGGGGGTGCTACTAACGCCACTGGTCAGACAGTCAGCATCAATAGCGGTGCTTCCATTGCCGGAACAAACATTGTTTCGATCCTTGCTGGAGCTACTCCTGCTGCAAGTCAGACGTTCAACCTGATGACAGGTGTCGGATCTGCTGGTACATACGCTGTCAATATCTTGACAGGTGCTTCGACAGGTACCACACAGACAGTTGCAGTTGGTACAGGATCAGCTAGAACCGACATTACACTAGGTGGTACCGGTGCTAACGTATTTGCAATCAACAACACGACCACAACGGGAACTGTTGCTGTTGGTAACGCAATGACGACGGGTACGATCGCCTTAGGTGGAGCTTCTCAAACTGGTCTGATTACGATTGGTAAGTCGACTCTCGGTCAAACGATTGGGATTAACAACGCTGCCTCAAACACCGTGGCAAACATTGTTTCTATCCTCAATGGTGCGACACCTGGCGCTGATAACACCCTGAATATCATGAATGGTGCAGGTACAGCCGGTACACAAACGATCAATATGTTGGCTTCAGGTGCTACTAGAGCCGGTGCAGTCAATATCGCTACAGGTATCGCAGCTCATGCTGTGACGATCGGTCAGGTTACAACAACAGTAGCTGTCAACGGTCCTACAACCCTCACGCTGGCCTCTGGTGCAGCTACAGGCTTGACCGTTACTACAGCAGCCGGATCTGGAACCGCTTCATCGTTCACCTCAAGCGCTGTAACGGTCCCAGACATACTCTCAGCAGTGGGCGGTATCAAAGTAACGCCTACAGCAGTAGCAGCAGGAGCCACTCCTCAGACATGCAACAACAGACATGGTCAAGTGATCTTTAATACCGTTAGCATAGCTGCGGGGGCTGTTCAGGCGTTTGTAATCGCTAACAGCACAATCACAGGGGTAAACACTCAGATCATGTACTCTATGTATGGTGCTACAACAGGATCTGCGCCCGTTATCCAATCTGTTGCGAATGCCGCAGGACAATCAACGATCACTGTGATGAACGGCACAGGATTGACGACAACCACAGCAAACATCACATTTGTTTACTGGGTGATGAATTAATCATTGACTGGAAAAAAAATGGGGTGTATTCCTACGAGGAAAACCCCGGAGATATATATGTTGAAGCAAGTGATAGTTTTGGAAGTGGTAAAATCGGAGAAAGTTTTTAAGCTTGAACTCCCTACCACAACATATGGTGAACTTTATGATGTCTTGACAGAGATGAGACAATTTGTGATCAACAAGATCAACGAAGAAAATGAAGCCAAGAAAGAACAACCGAAAGAGGAACCGCCTGTAGAGGCAGTTAAGGAGACATAGTGTCAGAACCTATTTCCAGTATGCAGTTAACATTCGGTACCGAGCTTTCATTAGCCGGTACCTCTTTAACGGGAGCAGCAGTTCTTGTTGGAACTCTTGTGGAGACTCCCTCGATCATCACCTTTATCAATGATACTGATCAGACTGTCTTTATAGCCGACAACACCGGATCTACAAAGGGTTGGACTCTTGTGACAGGTAAGTCAGTTATCGTCGATTGTGTGACTAATAAAGGGGTTCAAGCAGCTTTTCTTGGATTTAGGAAAGGTACAAAGTTTTATGCCACAGGTCCTGTAGGAACTGGAACTTTTAGAATAGGAGTTCTAACCGCAGAATGAGCCAAATATTCGTCCCATCAACTAGCATGCCACCTCCTCCACAAGTTCCTACGACATTTGTTACGGATAGTGGAAGCGCAACACCGGCAGCAAACACCTTAAGTGTTCTAGGAATAGATGCAACCACCAATATAGATAATGGTATAAGAACAACTGGTTCTGGATCTGCTGTAAACGTGGTTTTGACAAATAGAACCACGGGAACTGTGGCTACGGCTAATGCAGCATTGACAACTATCATAACATTTCCATTAGGTGCGGTACCTGGTGCATATTATATTTCTGGAAATGTTCAGGCATTTGATCCAGTAACACCAGGAGGTTCTACTTTTGGATTTTCAGGAGGATTTATTACAAACGGTATATCTTCTACAGAATTGGGTTCAGATTATCACGATGAATTTGAATCAGCAGGACTTGCTACATCTGATATATTTTTAACTGCAAGCGGAAACAATGTACTTCTTCAGGTTCAGGGTGTTGTAGGACTTACAATAAATTGGTCAGCATTATTAACATACAGGTTGGTGAACTAATATGGGTGGAACTAACACTATAACCGGCGACGAGTCAATAGTATTTACAGACAATATGAGTTTTGATGGAACAGCTCGTGGTGGAAAAATGATCGCCGATGGGCAGCTTTGGATTGGTGCTACAGCGTCTAATCGAGCTAATAATGGTGGTCATGTTCGTCTAGGCACGCTTACAGCTGGCACAGGTATCGTTGTCACAAACTCAGCCGGTGGAATCAGTATAGCCACAAATGGAGCTGTTGTCCCAAATACCATTACTGGTAATTCTGGAGGACCTTTAAGTCCTACGGCTGGTAATTGGAACATTCTAGGTGCTTCGACAGCAGCAGGAACATCCCCAGTTGTCACATCTGGAGCATTGAGCACCTTAACCATAAACGTACAAAAGTCCCAAGCTATCGCCGCTACTGATGCGACTAAAATTGGCTTGAGCAACTTCGATTCGGCTTCTTTCGCTGTAGATGCTAATGGATTTGTGACCGCCTCCACGACAGGGATTGGCAAGACTATCACAGGCGATAGTGGAGGGGCTCTATCTCCAAGCTCCAACAACTGGAATATTCTAGGAAGATCGGGAAGCAAAACAGTAGGATCAGGAGCCACTCTAACGATCAAATCGCCTGTTTATGCTGATGCTGGCGGTAGCGCGACTTCAACCTTGAATAGCGGCTCTTTTGTCACTGGCGCCTTTACACTCACATTACCTGCATCCGCTGGCCTGGTCGACGGGGATCTTTTCGAATATGTTTGCACATCAGCTGCCGTTTATGTTATTCAATCGGTAGGAGCGCAAAAGATCAGAATAGGGAACGCCTTATCATCCGCAGCAGGAACTGCAACATCGAGTGGATTGGCAGGGGATGCATTAGTATTGAGATTTAGATCGTCCGATGGATTCTTTTATGCAACATCAGTAATCGGAGTATTTGTAACAGCTTAAAGGATTAATTATGACAGAAGCCAATAGTATAAATGCACAAACCACAGGGATAGTCGGAAATACAGGTACTGCATTTACAGGATCTACAACCATTCAATATGATGTCCTTATTGGTGGCTCTACCTCTAGCACCATCGATAATGTTACAAATGGAACTACTGGACAAGTTTTAACGGCCAATACCGGTGCAGCTCCTACGTGGCAAGCGGCATCATCTGGAGGAACTATTACACAAACAACATTTACATCAAGTGGTACTTGGACCAAAGCCGCAGGGGTAACTCAAGTAGAAATTATTATCTGGTGCGGTGGTATGGGTGGAGCCTCAGGCAGACGTGATTCCAGCACTAATGCCGGTGGTGGAGGGGGCGGAGGCGGGGGCGGAGGATTGGTTTGGTTTTTTCCCGCTTCATATTTTGGCGCAACTACTACAATCACTATAGGAAATGGTGGAGCTGGTGGTGTTGCTCAAACAGTCAACGCAACAGATGGTAATGCTGGAA